GTCGGCAGTATTCTGGCGTGTTCACATCAACATAATAAAATTGAGAAAATAATTCCCAATAACTAGGACCGTCATAAGCTTTACGACCATCACTACACTCCAAAATTTCTTCTTTGGTGATAACATCACCAACTTGTTTAATTTCAACCTTAACAAAACAATACTGTCCATCTACTTTGTCAGGTTTAATTGATATAATCTCTGACCTTAAAATCTTTTCACCGCCAACTGCAATACCTGATAATAATAAAAACAGTATCAGTACAAATGACCATGTCATATATCTTCTAAATCTTAGTCTAGGATCCATCATATTTTTTTAACTCTTCTATACTTTGTCTTGTATTATACATGTCTTCTTCTAATTTGGCAATGGTGGATTGATTACTAGTAATTTCAAGTTCCTCTTGACTTTCTTTAAGTTCGTTCTCTAATTGTTCTATTCTATCTTTATATCTATCTGACATGTGGCTTCTCAATCCATTGACCGTCTGGTAGTTGACAAGCAGTACCAAATACTACCTCTCTCTTAACGCCTCCGATACCAACCAATGGCCAACTACTTGTGATATCTACTGTTGCGTCATAATCTTTACATTTAATAGGTCCTTGTGTGTATGACCTTGTAACATGAATAATGCCTGAGTTACCTGTTTTACCATTGTACCAATTTGTGTAACTAGAACCTGTACCACTTGTATTCAAATGGTCTACAAACACAGCATTGTGTACATCATAATCTGACTTATACATTAATTCAGCACCTGCAAATCCTCCCATTAAAGCACATGCACCTGTAACATAGGGGTCTGAAACACCTAATGATAAACAACCTGCAACTGCACTACCGCTACCTGCAACAGCACCAACATGAGTTCTATTAATACTAGAACAATTACTTAGTGCCGGTAATAATAGTCCTAAGAATACTAAATGTAGGATTCCACTTTTTTTCATTTTGTCCATTGTTCGTTGAGCAAGCTGTCATGGTCAATACCAGAATAGTCGCCATAATTATCTTTATCTTCATTTTCATTATAGTTTGATTTGTCAGCTGACACTAATAAACAATCTGCTTGAATAGTATCAATTAAGTTTTGTACTTTAAGGTCTCTATCAGGCGTCTTAGGGTTGTTATACTTTAATACCCTAAGTTCATCTGACATCTTTTTAATTGTATCTATCTTATTACAAAAATCACTAATCTTGTGTAACATTATTTTTCACTTTGTTAAATAGATTTTTAATCTTTAACCAATTCTTAGCATTTTGTTCTTTACCTTTTTGCCAAGAAGCTTTTTGAAACTCTTTGGTATCTGTCCATTCTTTAACAATATAGTTTTTTACTTTTGTATCAATTGTTTCATCACTCTTTGCCATTGTCATAGTCATTAAAACTGCAATGGTTATCATCATCATTGTTTTCATATTATACTTTTCTCCCTGCTGTTTTAAGGTCGCTTTTATTTACCACCATATAAGGACCTTTGTTATATGCTGGTACGATAGTAAAGTTTTTACTTGCTTCTATCTTCCAAGAGTTGTCAGGTTTTGTACCACCTTCAACAATCTTATTAGAACATTGTGGACCTGTATTTGATATAGTTCTCTCTGCTATATTAATACCATAATTACCACTACTTGTCAATTGTATATTGCCATTGTCATCTACATTAAAACCTTTTGACTTTAACCACTTAATGTGTTTAGTCAAAGCAAGTTGATATGCTCTCGTAGGCTTCTTATTCTTTGCCTTACGAATTGCACCACTAGATTGATTTGTGTAGATAATAGCCATTAACTTGCACTCGCAATTTCAGGTTTGTTTTTCTCTGCCATTACTTCAGCATATGATTTACCAAAACCTACTTTGTAGAAGTAGTCAATTGGACTTGGTGCCTGATAGCCAAGTAATAAGTTAGAGAAGTTAATAGCAACACCCTCATAATATTGAGGTTTATTCTTTTTTAACTCAATGTGGTCTTTAAAGAATTGAATACGATTGTCGTATATCTCTTTCTTGCCTTTAGTGTCTTTAGATTTAGCTACTGAAAATTCAGCATTTAGTGTTTCTTTCGAATAGAAAGCCATAATATAATCCTTTTGTTAGTTATTAGTCTTAATTGTATCACAATTGCCTACAAATGGCAACCCATAAAAAAAGCACATTTTTACTCGCCTTTTTTACTTTCTTCGTCTAACCACTTCTCAAATTCATTCACTTTTTTTAAATTATGAGCAATAGTTACATCACAAGCTTTGATTGATTCGTCTATTGCACCTAATACAATCAGCTTACGAATTTTTTTAACATCATCAATATGGTTCAGTACATCAATCACTTTTTATCTCCTTTGGATTGGTCTTCCGAGTTCATTAATAGTACAACATAGTGTACTGCTTTTAACAGGTCTTTTCTATTCCTGCCGTCTTTCTTACCAAACCTTGCAAGGTATTTAATTGCATTGGCCTGACAAAAATCTTTGTCTATACCACAAGACCTTAATAAGTCTTGTACTTGTACACCTTCTTTAACTTGAGCATAGTGTTGACCATAAGTTGATTTAATATAGCCTTCTATCTCTTTTAGTATTTTATCTTCATTGTATTTCATAATATATTTCCTTTTCGTTAAATTCCTAGACACATTATAACAGATTTATTGTCTTTTGGCAAGCTATTTCCTCTTTGCAACCAATCAACAGTTTGTTCGAAATAAAAGGCTTCATCTTCTTTACCTTCTTTTTTTAATTCTTCAGCTGCGATTTTAAAGAATTTAAGTACACCCATTTCATTAGACATACTATCTGGTTTTGTTTGGTACTTACCTGGTCTTTGATTTGACATATCTATCCTCATTCTTAAATTCTGGTAGATGATTTAAATTTGCATATCTACCGTTTTTATCTATTGCATAGGCTATTGTAGCACTATGTTCCTTAATTGTTTTTGCAAATAAATTCTTTGCTTCGTTATAAGTCTTAACTATGGTTTTGGTACTTCTATCAAGTGACCTCCACTCTAAAATAGAATACTCTACAGCATTATCAATAATACTTTGTTCCCATTCGTTTGGTGTGTTATCCATATATTAACTATCTATCCAATCTGTTGCTGATTCTTCTTTTTCTACACTTTCTAATACTTTATCTATCTGTGCAAAGTAACACCAGTTAGAACCAAATGTTACTGCACCTGTATAATTCAGAGCCGTATCATATGTTTGAGCATTTAAAGAGTTATCACTCTCAGCCGCTATATCTGTCGGTTCAGTAGCAATACCAATATTGGTTATAGTTCCTACTCTACCTTTCATGTCTTGTATTTTATCACCTACATTTATTATCATAATATAATCCTTTTGTTAATTTAATTGTTTCACATGTTCGCTAAAGTCTATAGAATCATAACTGATACCTAGACTATAGTTGATATATTTTGGGTCTCTTTCTTTATCAAGTCCTTCAGCAGCTAAATGCCAATCAATGGCAGTCTTCTTGTCTGGAGCACCAAGTTTGATATTTTTTTCTATAGACTTCCAAAATTTATCTAAATTCTCTTCTTCCATCTTTTTTTCGTAAGCAATCTCATCATCTGCTGACTTACACCACTTGTCTAATTCTTTTGCAAAGTATTCATCTGACCATTTACTTGATTCTGATAATACTGTCCTTGCATAAGACTTTGTAGTAGCAGTTGAAACTGCCTCATATAAAGTTGTTTCGTCAAGGTATCTTTCAAACTGTTTGATGTTTGTTATATCCATATCTAACCAATGTTGGTAATCTTCTACCATCATACCAATGTACCAAGAAGGATTATCAATCATCTCTTGTTTAGACTTTTTGTTAATTGCTTTAATATGATTAACCAAGTCAATTTCATCTTGTCTTAACTGATTATAGTTATCAATATCTGAAAGTGCTTTTTGCGATAGTGTCATTAAGCGTTCTCCAGTTCCATGTCGATTACTTCGTCAACATTGTGTATATCAATGTCAAGTAAGTTAACTGCTTCGACATCTAAGATTTCTTTAATAGCAACAGATTTTGTAATCAAGTTGTTTTTTAAGTTTGTAATAATTGTATCGACAGCTTTCTCAGCTTCATCAATGTAGTAGTTTTTAACTTTACTCATAGTGTGTTTTCTCCTTGTTAGTGTTTTTAATAATTTGTGTAACTTCAAATAACGATTTATATGGGTTACTATACAATACTTTTTTAGCAAAGGCAACTCTTTTTTCTAGTCTTTTTAAAAGTATTTTTTGTTTTTTCATTGTGTAGTTCTTTATCATATACACATATCCTACCATAGTTTAACATAGAAAGCAAGCGTTATTTTCACTTTTTTTGAAGTTTTTTTTGTTACCAGGTAAAGGTTTTAGAGGTGCGTCAAAACGCACAGCCTATTTCCAAGCGTTTTTTACCCATTCCTGCTCAGATTCGTGAGGATTTGGCTGTCCGTGAAACACGGAAACCAACGATTCGCCATTATGTTCATATGTCCAATCTTGTTTAGAGTATCTGGTACCACTTCGGTCATACCACTTATATGATTGTGTCCACGAATCAGGAAAAGAACCACATGCATGGCCGTTTTTAATTAAGTCTGATATAAGGTTTTGGTCACCTGGAAACTTTCTAAGGTATTCTGGTCTATTGGACATAAATTTATGCCAAATTCGGCCGTGAAGGGTGGTCTGTTTGAATTTCATAATACTGGAGTTCCAAACACCACTTACGGGGTTAAAGTCATTCATACCTACAAAATCAAGTTGAGTTTCATAGGTGTAAAAACAGTCTATGTTGTCTGTAATGACAACATCTAAATCCATGTATAAGGTATCACCAGGTAAATCTACATCTGGATGAAATAGTTGTAGCTTATTCCACCAACCTTGTAAATCGTTTTCGGGAAACTTTCTTATATCAATATCTCCCTCAACCATCTTATGCATTTTAACATGGTCGGTAAATACTATAAAGTTTATAGGAAGTGTGGTGTTTCTTTTCACCATATTGTAGAGTTTTTGAACATACTCTACGGCATACTTATCACCATAACAAACACAAGCAAAATTATATTTCATACTAGTAACCAATTATACATTGCCCTCATACTAAAAATTAAATACATAAGTTCCATCAAAGTTCTAGGCCAATCTCTGTCTTTATAACCAAAGTAGACCCACATTACACATGCAATAGCACTAAAGAGCCAACCAAGCCATTGAGTAGAAACATTAGCACTTGATAGGATAAAAACAGAGGCCATTGCCAATGCAAAACCTAACCAACGCTCTGGTACTGTTCCTTTAAAATATCGAAAGCCAAGCCATCTTCTATTTCTTGTATTGTAAACTGGTGATTTGCTATCATGTTTATCCATTCTTGCACCGTCTTTCGTCCAGGTTTGAAAGGCTTTTCAACCTTATTAATTTTACGACTTGTTACAAATGAGGCAACATGTCTTTGATGAGTAAATGCTGGCGTCATATTTAGTAAACCATCTATTGCTGATAATGACATATTTGTGACCACACAACTTGCGTTTTTCAAATCATCTTTTATATCAGTATTCCACCATTCGTTTCCAGGTCTTGGTTTATTTCTTAGTTTAATTGGCATATCAGTATGTTTTCTTACCTCTTCACCTACTTGTTTAATCCATTCTTCTTGTGAGATAGCGTTTATATGCATGGTAACGGTAGGAGATGAAGGACATAATAATATATAATCACCACTATCTCTCCAACCTTTAAACTCTACATCTATACCTTGTCTTTCTAATATATTGTATCTATCAGGTGTTGCAACATGCATTTTGATAGTATGAAGATTGCCTTTACAAATTCTAAAATATGTCTTATCATAATTATTGATAATTGGCGTAGGGTATCTTGTAATCTGTTCAGTTAAATAACCAACATCTACATACCACCACTCTTCACCTTTTTCTATACATTGTCGTATCTCTTTTATGTTATTACCTGCTAAACCCCAAAAGAAATGTACATCTTTACCCTCATCTTTCCAACCTTTTTCTATTGCTGGCCAGATTTGGTGTGATAGACATTTATCCCATGGTAATTTGTGTGTAATAATCATCTACTAGATATCAACCCTTTATTAACTTCTATCACATTCTTTAAAATTTCACTATCAAGGAAGTTTGCAAAAGCTTCCATGTCTTTTGGAAAACAATTGCCATCATAACCTAATTCTTTTACTCTCATATGACTTGGACCTATGTTATCAAAATTTGCTAGTGTGTTAGTTATCATATGATAGTTGTATGATTTATCTAGTTTACTATGTAATTCGTGAAAGAAGGCAACCTTAGTTGCTAACCAACAGTTGTAAACATACTTAATTGTACTTGCGTCTTTCTTATTCATAATTACATTTGTCTTGTGATGACAATTAAATCTATCAATCCACCAATCGGCTTGACTTCTTAATCCACCCCATAATACATATTGATTGTTTTCAAAATCTTTCTTGGCATGTGCCTCTCTTAGAAATTCAGGAGAATAAACTACATTCTCTTCATAAACTTCTAACATGTTTGGTAAAATAGTAGATTTGATAAGTGTTCTTACATCTCTCAATGCAATTACCGTCTTATCTATTAAAGTTATATCTTGTTCACCATCTATGGTTGGTGTTGGTAAACATATAACAGCACCCTCTATCTTATCAACAAAGTCTTCTATTTTATTATCGTTGTACTTCGGGTCAATTCTTACCACATCATTGCCAGCATTTTCTAATGCGTCTGCAATCGTGCCACCAACAAACCCACAACCTATTACTGCTAATCTCATACTTGTAATCTATCAACCGTTTCTTTTGCTAAACCACTTTTTATTTCTTCCATTGTAAATTGATTTGCTAATAAACTATCTATCCATTTGTTTACAAGGTCATCATCTCTTACATATTCTTTTTCAATATCAACATAATCTATAGAAACAGGTTTACACATACTTACTTCATCACATATTACGGGTACACCTTTTAACATAGCAGTTATACCTACAGTTGATTGATATGTAACTACACAATGAGCGTTTTGTAAATCTTGTTCTAATGGTCTTTCTTCAGTTTTTGGTCTTATAATAAATTCTCTATCTGACCATTGTCTTACTTTTTCTTTTACTTGTCTTTCCCATTCTTTTAAACTTGTTATTTTGTAATATCTACAAACAGCCTCAGTTGGTGGTATAATTAAAATCTTACCACCTTTTGGTATTTTTTTAAGTCTAAATGTTTCTGAAAACTTCCTATATTTTAATATTCTTTCTCTATCTTCATCATCTAAATCTACAATTCTAGTTAAATTTTCAGCATTCTTTGTAACTCTATATGCAAGTATTTTTGATGTGTCATTTGCACGGTGTTTATTTGCTTTAAAGAAATAAGCATGGTCAAAATAATAATAATTTAAATCTAATTGTTTACATTTGTTTAACCAGTTTTCTGTGCCTCTTAATATTCCAAATACTGCAACATCTGGTCTATCATTTACAAATTGGTTCATATCAAAACCAGGCCAAATAGTTTGGTCAAATGGTGCTACATGTTTATTATTTGGAAGAAATGGTTCCCAAAACTTACCACCCTCTCTTTCGACAAAAGGTCGTACAACTAAATCTAATAAATATCTTGTACCAAAACCTACTAACATTATCTTATATTAATCTTACATTGTTGGTGGTAATAATCAAACCATTCTGAATGATAGTCACAATTGTTAGTATCGTGAAACCAAGGACCTCCTTCGGTATAGTGAACATTCTTTACATCTTTCTTATATTCATATTCATCTGCTAACCAATTCCACTCTAATGGTAAATCGCCTATTAGATTTTCATCCTCTAACCATTTAAATTGATGTAATTGTAATCCTGAAGCTGTATTAACATAATCTGGTGTTAATGATGTACACTTATCACAATTCATTAACATAAAACTAGACCAGTTTTTCTTTTGATATTTTGTTTGTACTTGACCTAAAAACTTTTTATCTGAATTAGGTGTATAATCATGTTTACAAACTTGAACGGCATATTTTTCATCACGCAATCTCCATAGTTCAGAAATATCACCTAACATTAATTGGTCACAATCCATAAAAACTGCCCAACCTTTATAGTCTGATAGATAAGGCACCATAAATCTACTAAAACTAAATTCAGTTGATTCTAAATTACCTCTTTCTCTAGTAAAAGTATCTTTTATATTAGGTAAATAAATAGGTGTAATTGACACCGGCCTTGTACTGTTTTTTAATATACTATAAGCAAGTACACTAAAAGCAGACTTCTCTTTACTATCGTATCCAATAAAAACATTAATCATTGATTGTTTCTCCATTCTGGACTATGTTCCTCAGATTTTCTTTTACCTTTTCTATGGTCAATATAAGGATTCATCACTTTATCTCTCGCCATAATATGGCCTCCGTTGCCGTCACCCCATTTTATTTCTGAGTAATGAATATCATCCATCATATTCTTTCTTGTTTCGTCAAATGTGTGACAATCTGTCCAATTCTCTAAATTATATATTGTGTCTTCTTTATATAAATTTAAATAGTGACCAAAAAACTTTTTACTAATTATTTTATTATTGTTAAAACCTATAAAACCTGTTTCTGTGTATTGTTGTGGTCTATCATAAAAACCAACAAACTTATCTTTTGGCAAAATTGTATCATATACTTGTAATGGTATCTGTTTATTAAATACCATATCTGCATCCACAAAAAACATTCTATCTGCATATTCTCTAGCTGCATTTTGAGTAAATACTTTATATGAAAATCTTACTGCGTCTTTAAAGAAACTATCTGTAGGTCTATGTTTATTTCTTTCAATAAACTTCTTTAACTCAGGTTCGTGTTCAAACAAATCTAAGTAAGTAACATTTTTTACAGCCGGATATAATGTAACACTATCCTCTACAAATACATATAAGTGTAGTTTTTGATTTGTGTCTGCATATGTTTTAATTAATTGGTGAGCATATTCATCATATAATCTTTTATTAAATGTAGTTACAAATATATTATACATACCTTCTCAAATCTTCAGTAATCATATCTTTCACCATACTCTCTAATGTATGTTTAGGTTTCCAATTTAATACTTTTCTTGCCTTTGTATTATCACCAACAAGTAAATCTACATCTGCTGGTCTAAAAAATTTAGGATTTGTTTTAATTATATGTTTTCTAGTATGTGTATCAATTACTTCATGGCCATTAAATTCATAAGCTAGATTTAATTCATCTAAACATAATGTAATAAAATCTCTAATCATTACTGTTCTACCAGTAGCAATAACAAAGTCATCTGGCGTATCTTGTTGTAACATTAACCACATTGCTTCAACATAATCTTCAGCGTGACCCCAATCTCTATATGTATCTATATTACCAAGTTCTAATAATTTACCTGTCTTTGTATATTCTACTAAACCTTTTGTAATTTTTCTTGTAACAAATTCTTCACCTCTCATTGGACTTTCATGGTTGAACAAAATACCACTACAAGCAAATAGATTATAACTCTCTCTATAATTAACTGTCATGTAGTGAGAATAACACTTAGCAACACCATATGGACTTCTAGGATAAAATCTTGTTGTTTCTGTTTGTGGAGTTTCTTGTACTTTACCAAACATTTCACTTGTTGAAGCTTGATAAAATTTAGTCTTTGGATATTTGTTTCTTATTACTTCTAATATGTTTAATACACCTAACGCATTTGCTATTGTGGTTACTTGTGGTTGTTCAAATGATAAACCAACAAATGATTGTGCCGCTAGATTATAAAACTCATCTGGTTTTACTTTGTCAATAGTCTTTTCTATATTGTAAGGTTCTCCTAAATCGAAGTCTAAAAACTCTATTTTATCTGTTATTCCTAGTTCATCTAAACGCCAATGTTTTAAGCCTGTGTTTCGTCTTTGAGCACCATATACTTTGTACCCTTTATCTAATAATAGTTTTGATAAGTAAGCGCCGTCTTGGCCTGTAATACCTGTTATGATTGCTTTTTTCATTATCTTCTCTCAAATATTAATCCAGTTTCTTTCCAAAATTCTCGTTTCATTGTAGAAAGTTCTTTAGATTTTTTAGTTAAATCTTCTCTATAATCAAAACCATACTTATCAAATAGTTCTATCCAATATTGTAATGGTTCGCAATTTACATGATGATGACCTGGTTTGCCTGGTTCTGAATATGTAACAAAAACATACTTACCTTTTTGCATTAATGACATCCAGTTATCTTCGTATTCTTTTTCAACATGTTCTACAAACTCACAACACCATACTAAATCAAAGTTCATATCAATGTGTTCTAATTTACCTTTTGTAAAATCATGTATTTCAAATAGTTCTGATTTTTCTCTTTTTGTTACAAAATCGCCATCAACACCTCTTGATTCTAAACCTAATCTAATTGCCTCATATACCATACCACCTGGACCACAACCAATATCTAACATTGATTTACAACCTAATTCATCTCTTGCAAATTCTATTAAACCTGTGTCAATGTGTGTCACATTACCGTGGCCACCTAAATGTTTAGGTAAACCTTTTATATTACTCATTTAATAACTCCATAATTCTTGGCATAATAAAATCTTTACTATTAAACTCACTCATTAAAAATTCTGTTGACGCCATTTGTTCGTACCAATTTAAAACTTCTTCACTACTTGCATAATGTAAATTTTCTATCTTTGTATAATCTGTATTACCAAGTCCTACACCAAAACTATGTTTAGTTGTAATTGTAGGTATACCTAATTCTGTAAGTTCAAATATACTTGTACTACTATCTAGTACAGCACAATAAACATCTTTTGCGAGGTCAACAATTTTACTATCACCTACCATTACTTCAACATCTAAATCATCATAAGTCAGTTTACTATGTGGATGTGCCTTTACAACAATTTTCCTATCTGTAACTTGTTTAATACAATGTACTGTTTGTGCAACAAATTTAGCAACAGGTATTGAGCTAGTAGGGTCATCTTCCAATCCAGGTAAAATTAAAATATAACCATTTTTATTATTTTTCCATTTATGATTGAATACATTTTGAAAGGTAAAATTATTTTCGTCTTCTATTAATTTTAGATTTTTCTCTAATCTACCTTTAATTGGTTTACACCATTTAGTGTGACTAAAGACCCAATGATTTAATCCCATTCTATAAAATCTAGGAGCAATATGTTTGTAAAACTTATTGACATAATTACACTTCATTCTACTAAGTGTAGCACTCTCTAAATGTATAATATTTTTGTTGAAGTGTTTGGCAAACATATTAACCATTTCATTTCTATGGTTCATTACGGCCATTTTATGATTATCTGCATTTGGTAACCATTGTCTTTTAGGGTGGTTACTACCAAATGTACCATTATTTAAAAAGAAGTCACAAGTTTTCATATGCCAAAAATGTTCATAGTTAAAACTATCAAAATTTGACAAATCAATAATTTCGTGGTTTTCTTTTAATGAGTTTGCAATTGCTGTAGGTGCTTTTGACTTATCAAACTTTACTATTTTCATAACCAACCTTTGCTATATAATAACTATCAACAATATCTGATAGAGGATTGCCAACTTTGTCCGTATCAAATATCTTTTTTAAATCTATTTTTGTTTCTTTTATAAACGCTTCGTACATCATATCTTTGTCTGCATTACCTTTTCCAGTAGCGCCTTTTTTAACAACACTAGGTACAACTGTATGGTAACCATACTCTTCTTCAAGTAAACGATATTTAAGAATACCACAATTTTCAGCAATCTGAAATACACCTCGGCCTTTTGAACCAAAGGAGTATCCTTCAATGAAAATAATTGGTTGATTTTGTTTGTAATCCGATAATAGGTCCATAACAAAATCTGATATATAAGTAAATCTTTCAATAGGGTCTTTCCATTCTTTATGTTCATAACCAGTTATATTTTCACCTTGTTTACCAATCCATTTCTTTTTACCTGTTAAG